GACGGAAAGAAGCACACTGAGAACCTCAATGAAGGGGAGCAAGCTTTCCCGTTTGAAGGTGCCTCGGACGTGCGGATCAGGCTGATCGACAAGACCATCAACCAGTTGGTTGTGCTGCTTATGACATCTTGGCAGCGCAGCAAGTTGCGCATCAGTGGCACGGAGATGGAGGACGCGCAGACCGCCAAGGCTGTCGAGATTCTTATTACTTGGCTTGTCGAGAATAAGCTTCGTGCCGACCTTGAGCGCGAGGCTGAACTGTGGGCTCAGTATGCACTTCAGTTTGGTTGGTCTGTTGCCCACGTTGGCTGGGAAAGAGGCTTGGGCACTAGGAAAATCAGCATTAGCATGCAGGACATGGAGCAACTTGCTCAGAATGGCGGTGCTATTGGCACAGCATACAAGCAGTTGCTTGAGAATGGCGAGAACGACATGACTGTAATGCTTGTCTGCACTGCGTTCCAGATTGACGAAAAGGAAGGCAAGCGTGTGGTCAAGGAGTTGCTTGAGTCTGGCAGCTCTGAGTTTGAAACAACCTATGTTCTTAAGAACCAGCCCATCGTTGTTGCCCTCAAGCCCTACGATGAGATTGCGTTCCCTCCCGAGACCCTGAACCTTCAGGACGCCAGAGTCATCTTCCGCAGAACATACATGACGGAAGTTGAGCTTCGTGGCATGGCCCAGGCCGAAGGCTGGGACGAGGAGTTTATCGAGGAGGCCATCAACACCGCTGGCAAGTCCGCCTGGGAACTCGCAGCGTCTTATCAACCTGCCGCCAACTGGACGACACAGAACTTCATGGAGAAGAACACGAACCTTGTTGAGGTCGTGTACGCTTACACCCGACAGATTGGCAAGAACGGCACTCCCTGCATTTATTACACGGTGTTCTGCCCGAACACCAGCGAGGATGTATATGCCAAGCACGAGATGCTTGAGTATGCACATGGAGACTATCCGTTTGTAGAGTTCCGCAGGGAGCGGCTCCGCAGGAACATAATGGAGTCCCGTGGAATTCCCGAGATTGTTTATACTGACCAGGAAGAAATCAAGGCTCAGCACGATTCGATTCGTGACCGCACTGCCTTTGAGACGATGCCCCCGCTTACCGTCAAGCGGCGCAACGGCACGCAAAACAGCATCAGTCCTGGTTGCTTGCTTCCTGTCAATGGCCCTGACGACTATAAGTTCCTGAGCCCTCCGACTGGAACGCCGCAGATTGCCTTTAACCTTATCGAAAAGGTTGAGGCTCGTGCGGCGGAATATTTCGGTATCTACCATCCTGCTGTTCCGCAGATTACAACCCAGTTGACACAGCAGTTCATTGTCAATAACTGGTTGCTTTCCTGGTCTCAGGTGTATCGCCAGTTGGTTGGACTGTCTCTTCAGTATATGAGTCCAGGTGAGGTTCAGCGTGTCACTGGTCTTCCTCTTCAGTTTGCAATCCAAGACATTGGCCAGATGTTTGACATTAATCCAAGGTTTGACGTCAGAGAGCTTGACACTGATTACGTTATCGAAAAACTTAAGAACATTGCCCAGTTTGTAATCCCCATGGACACAGGTGGGGTTATTGACAGAAATAAGATTGTTCAGAAGTTTATTGAGGCCATTGCCCCCGAGTCTGCCAAGGAACTCGTTATCGACCAGGGCACCGCTTCCAACAAGCTTTACAAGGATGTCCAGAGCGACATCTCGCTGATGATGCTGGGCATGGAAGCCCAGTACGTCGAAAACGACCCTCAAGCCAATGCCAAAATACAAGCGCTCCAAGACATCCTCCAAAAGAACCCCAAGGCGATCCAAGCGAGCCAGCAAGATGGGGTGTTCCAGCAGTTGCTCGAAAACTACTCGAAGAACCTGCAAATGTCAATGATGCAGCAGCAGAACAAGCAGATTGGAAGAACTGGGGTTACGCCGGTTGGTGACCAGTTCGCTCAACAGATGCAGCAGGGTGAGGACCCTAGCCAGCCTCAGCAATGACAAGGGAAAAGCTCCAGGAAACGCTGCTCTTTGAGCGGAGCGACATTTGGGACGCCGCTATCCATATGCTTGAAACTGGAGCCAGGATTGCGTCTGACTACGCTATTGACCCATCTCTGACGCCGGAAGCCAGGCACTATCACGCTGGCGAGGCTCACGGTTTTCAGTCCGCTTTAAATCTTCTGATTGACACAAGAGCCGAAGCGCTTGAACGTGCGAATCGAAAGGTCAAGCCTTAATTTCGCTTGACACAATGCTTTAGGGTGTTTACTTACATCCATAACAGTTCTGCGTTCCTGTCTGAACGCTGATTAAGAAATATATGGAAAACAATCAAGATAGTGGTCTTGACACAAAAACCACGGAAAACGATGTCGGTTCGTTTAACGAGGAAGGCCTTGCGGCTGTCCTCAGAAAGACCCTGTATGCCGATGAGCAGGGAGAGACCCAGCCCGAAACTCTGAATGAGGGCGAAGACCAAACGGAGGACAAGTTCGCCGAGGACACGAGTAACATCGTTTCCGAGGACAGCGAACCCCAGGCCGAGGATGGCGATACGGCTCAAGTTGAGCGTGTTGATGATGACGAAGAGCTGCCACGAGGCGTTCAGAAGCGAATCGATAAGTTGACTGCGTTTAGGAAGCAGGCTGAAGAGCAGGTTTCCGAACTCAAGAAGCAAGTTGACGAGCTTCGTTCCAAGCTTGAGACGAAGGAGCAGGAAGCACAGGAGGCCACCCAAACCAACTCGGCCTCCAGAGGGGACAATCCGTTCTCTCACCTGCAAGACCTTTCGTCCATTGAGCAGGAAGCAGAGAAGGCCAGATGGCTCAAGTATAAGTGCGAGGAAAACCCCGATGGCTTCGAGCACTCGGGAGAGTTTTACTCTGCGGAACAAGTCCGTTCGATGAAGGTCAACGCAATGAAGGCCCTTGAACTCCACCTTCCTAAGCAGAAGGCGGCGCTCGATGCCAAGGCTGCGCTTGAACCTATTATCGACCAGACATATCCGTGGTGGAAGAACAAGGAGTCAAAGGAGTACCAGCTCGCCCAGCAGGTGCTCAAGCATTATCCTGACTTCAAGCGTTTCCCCGATTATAAGCTTTTCGTTGGAGATTATGTGAGAGGTTTTATTGCCAGGGAAACAACGGCTCTCGCCGCAAAAGCCAAGGCAAAGCCCGCTCAGAATCTGGGCATCAGACAGACCGCCAACCCTTCCAGGATCAAGTCGAACGGCATCTCGACTAGAGCTGCGAAGGCCCAGTTGTCAAAGCAACTGGATGAAGACAGCCTCACTAGCTACCTGATGTCCTCTAACATTATCTAACCCAGAATCCTACAATGGCTTCACTTACAGAACGCGACCTTTCCCAGGCCAACAAAATTGGCCGCCGGGAAGAACTCGCCAACCTCATCTCCCTCGCCGATGCGAAGGAAACGCCGTTTACCTCGATGGCGAAGAAGGGTGCCCAGCCGGGCCAGACCTTCTTCCGCTGGCAGGTCGACCGTCTCCCCGCCACCGTGCTTCCCACCCCCGTCGTTGACGGTACCGCTGTCACCACCTTTAACAACTACGTTAAGGATGGCGCCACACAGTACAGAGTCGAAGCAAACAACAGAATTCAGATCTTCCGTGACTCCATCCAGGTGTCCCGCCTGACTGAATCCTCGGTCACCAACATTGCTGGTGTCCGCTCCGAGCTTGCCAACAACACCGCCAAGGCGATGATTAACATCAAGCGCCAGATGGAGTTGACGATGACCTCGGCTCAGGCTTCCGCTGCTGACAATGGCACTACTCAGGGCTACGCCACACGTGGTCTTGACAAGTGGCTCGTTGCCTCCGCCAACATGGATGCCGAGCTTCCCGCTGCCTTCTCGAACTTCTGCCTTGCCGCCGACCAGATTGACACGACCGCCGTCGCCAATCTCACGGAGACCAATGTCCAGAATCTCCTGACTGGTATCTACAAGCAGACCGGCCGTTATCGCAACTACGACCTCCTTGCTGGTGTCGCCCTGAAGCGTCAGTTCACGAACTTCGTGTACACGACTCCTTCCAGCGGTTCCACCGACTCGCTCCAGGCCGTTCGTACGCTGACCCGCTCGGCTGACACCGACGCCATCATCTCCGCCGTTGACATCTTCGAGGGTGACTTCGGTAAGCTTCGCATTCACCCCTCGCTGTTCCTCAAGAACAACAGAGTCGGTTATGTGATTCCCTTCGAGAAGGTCTCGATCCGTTACGGTGGCAATGTCGCCGAAATCATCGACCTCCCCGAGGATGGTTCGGGCCCCCGTCGCTTCCTTGAGGCCGTCGCTGGTCTCGTGGTTGAGAACCCGCTGGAGTTCGCCAAGTTCGACCCCACTGCCTAATTAGTGGCAGACCTCATCACAGACTTGTCTCAGGTAATTCCTGGGGACCTCCGCAAGGAGGTTACCCAGGAGTTGCTGTCTGGATGGAGGAAGTCGGAAGTTGACGCAAAGGTGCAAGCTGAGCGCCATGCGAGATTCAACAGGAGAAACGAAGCCAACAACATTGAAGGCATCGGCAGAAAAGTAGCCAGCATCCCTGGGGTCGCATACCATTATTGGGGACAAAGGCTTGGCTACGAATGCTGGGAGGACAAGCAGTTCATTAAGGAATTCCTCCGAGACAACCCCGAAGTGGCAGTTACCAACTATGCGAAGAAGGCATCTGTCAACGGGGCCATTTTTACAGGTGACGGATTTATATACAGATGACAACCGTTGATTTTAGCACAGTCCTTTTCGAGGCCCTGCAACTCAGCGGCAACGACAGGCACAACATCTCTGACGAGACATTCGCCCAGTTCAGGGATTTCGCCAATTCCAGGCTCAGGGTAGTCTGGGAGGCGTACGAATGGCCTGAGATTATGAGACTTGAGCAACTGACGCTTAACGATGTGGACGGAGATGTCACATCCGCCCTCCCCACGGAGGCTGGCTACATCGTAGGCGTTTGGAACGGAGATCCGCTCAAAAGCACCAAGGTACGAAACCTTCCTTACAGGTTGTTCGACTATGGCAGCGGCGTTGTACTGAACTT